ACTAAAGATGTTATCTGAACTATCACCTCTAACACATTTCTCAAACAAAGCAAACTCTGGATTAACTGCTTTCTTAGGTTCGCCAGTCTTTTTATCAATTACCCAGTCACCTGTTTTAGCACTCTTAAAACCTTCTAAACTAACTATTTGATCAGTAGTGCCATTGTATTGAATAACGTTCTCTGCAAGTAACTGATAGAAGTCACTATCTGTGCTAACAATAACATGGTTGTCTTCTGGATGCTCTTGTATCCATGTAGCAATTAAGTCATCTGCTTCTGCATTAGGTTGTTGAATAACACTACAATTTGTTTTAGTATCTAAATATTCAACAAAGTCATTGTATGCTTCAAAGAACAATTCATCATCTTCTTGTTCTTTCACACTACGTTGATCTCTAATAACTTTTCTGTTTGCTTTGTAAGGAGCATAAAAGTCTTTACGCCAACTTCTACCTTCTAAACAAAATACAACGTGGCTACCATCAAACTCACGCCATACTTTCTTAACACTATTAAACATAATATGCATAGCCATACCAACTCGCATATCTATATCCTTTCCTCCGCCTACATGTTTTGCACGGAAGAACATATTAAGTGAGTCTACAAGTATAAAAGTTTTCTTATCCATCATTTAATTCCTAAGTCATCATTTATTATAGCATCAAAAGGAGATTCTTTCAAGTTCTTTTCTCTCATTTCTTGCAAATTTCTTTTTAAATCATACTTTAGATACTTTTCATAGTTTTCTAATATGTGATTTAATTCTTCAAAAGATAAGTCTTTGCACTCCTCTGCAACTAACTGATCAATCTTAGCAGATATTTCTGCTAGTTTAATCTTCGTCTTCGTCTCTATCGATGTTGCTTGATCTGATGACATCTTCTCTCTGTCCTTCTTGTAACCCGTAATCTAAATCTGCACGTTCCTGTAGTAATACAGTTCTACATACATCATTGAACCATTTGTTTACTACGTCTTCGTCATTGGTTCCTGTATAACCATTATCATGTAACATAGCAACAAAGTGATCATTCCAATCTAGTTCTATAAAACCTGCTTTTGCATTCTCAGGGTTGATACCCATTTTGTTTACATTGACCCAAGGTTCTTCCTTTAGTTCTGCTATTTTCTTTTCACCCTCAGATTGACTTAACTTTCCATTCTTAATATCAATCTCTATTTCTGCAACTGATTTCTCCTCATCAGTTTCAGCATCAATGGCCGCTAGTGCTTTTTCTAATTCTTCACCGTCATAGTAATATTCTGCTTCTGCTATTGCTCGAGACTTACCTTTAAGTCCCCAACTAGCAGGCATCATACTAAAAGGCAATTTAGTTTTCTTTGCCATATCCTATCTCCTTTAACTGCTCTTGATATTCGATTGCTTCATCTATATCAATTCTTTTTGGTATTCCTTCAGTCTTTCCAAACTTTTCTTCAACCCTAACAGTATCATCTTCAAGTATTGTAAATCTGACAGCATGTCCTTTATGGACAAATGTGCCACGTTCAACAAACCTGTGGATCATCTGCCCTGACCTCTATATCTTTTATGTGATCGCTTTTTGCTTTTATTCATTGTAGACGTAGCAATTTTTACACTTCTACCTCTACCACCTTGCCCAATTGAACTTGCCTTTCTTGTAGGCGTAATTGCTGTCGTCCTACTTACATATCTTGCCATATTATTCCTCTTCTACTTTTGTTTTAATTTGTATTCCTACAACTACACATGTTCTAGGTCTGAAGTCCCATGATCTCAATCTTACATCATTGTTCTTCATCATTTCTTTTAATGCAGGATTACCAAAGTTCTTAACAGGATTTCTTGTTACCAATGCCTGTGAACCAACTTCAATTTTACCTACAACTGCCCAATCAAAGAAATCTATATTAGTTAAATTTGCTTTTTCATCTGTTCCTGCATTTACGCAACCAAGTAGTATTGTATAAATTTTATCGTTTATAAACAGTTCTAATGTGTTTTCATTTAACACATTTGCTTTTAAACCTTTTTGTAATTTAACATCTATGTCAAGTGATCTTAGTCCTTTGGCGATATATGTTTCTCTATCTTCCTCAGGTATATCCGACTCTAATACAGGAATACCATCATGTGTGTATCCTACTACTTCGTCTTCTGCAAATGCTAATACAGTTATAAGTGAGGCACCCATTATTAATGTAGTTAATAGTGCCCATGGACTTCTAATATCTAATTCTATTTTTCTCATAATCTTCTCCTAAGTTCCCCAAGCATTACCAAATAGATTAATGTGTAACCTTGGACTAAACTTGTATCCTGTAAGCATACAAGCCTCTGCAACATCTTTTTCTGTTAGTGCCTGTTGCTCAAATGTAGCACCTTCTGGCATACAAAATACAGAATCTAATTTTACTCCTGCTTTCTTGTATTCATCAACGTAAATGTCGACTTCATCAAAGTCTATCATGTCTCTTACAACAAATTTATTATATAAGAAACTGTTTTCAACTTTATTCATAGTTAATAAACAATCAGGTTGCAATGTTTCTTCTCTAACTTCAGCACTAATAGATAGTTTAGGTGAAGTTGACCAAGTAACGTGAACATGTTTGCCTTCGTTATTAAAATAGTCTATAAGTTGATCTTGAACTTTTTGCGAACCATTAGTTTCAAATGTAACGTTCACAAGTCCAAATTCGTTATGTAACTCATCAATAAGTGCTGGCCAAACACGTTGCCACCCTAGTAGCGGTTCACCACCTGTGATCACCAAGTGTATGTCTTCACCGTGTCGGCCAGTGAACGTGCCCTTTGGAAGAAGCGAAGTAATGTGATCAATCACTTCGTCTACAGTCTTTGTCATCTGTAGATGCTTATACTTCATTGCCCAACTGGCACTGGAATCACATCCTATTGGAGTGACTGGTAAATCTTCGATGCTCTTATATGCATCTGGGTGATCTTTATCCGCTTTCGGATCTGTGTAATATGGCATTTGATCTGTAGCAATTAGTTTGCCTCGTTCTTGACCAAAGCCAGCACACTCAAAATTGCAACCAAATGTTCTTAAAAATACACTAGGCACACCGACAAATCTGCCTTCTCCTTGCACACTATAAAATGCTTCGCTGTATCTTAATTTAGGTTGCTTCATATCTCAATTCGTTATATTCTTCTACTGGCAAACCACTTAGTATAAAGTTAGGATCACTGATAGGACCGACTGCAAAATTTACTGCATGGTAAATTATATCGTGTATATCACTATCTTGATAAGTGGTTGTATTATTATTTATATCTGTAAATATTTCTATTAACAGGTATGCCAATCCTTTCTCATATAGGAAATCTAAATTATCTTGTCCAGGGTGCCAAATTCTACCAAAGTTTATAATGTTAAAATACATTCCTTCACTAATACTAATTGTTTCTAAAGACACCATGCCTTCTTCACCTCTGTCTATAAATTCAATATCTCCTTCTACATGTTTAGATCTAGTGTCTGCAACACAATCTATTACTGCAAAAATTTCTTCTTTGCTTACAGGAAATCTTTTTTGTAAGAAATCAAAAGACTTCTTTTGCAATAGTAGATCGGATATATTAAATATATTAATACCTGATCTACTTAAGACCATTGTGTTAGTTGCATTCCTAGTTTCTATCATTATCTATCACATGCATATGATTGTTGTAGTTTGATATTGTCCATAAACTCTTTTTTAGTTGCAGGATCATCTTTAAATGCACCTTCAAGGACAGTTGTTTGCGTAAGACTGCTATGTGCTTTAACACCTCTGTTCTCTACGCAACCATGTGTTGCTTGTATGTAAACTCCTAAGTTCTTTGTGCCAGTTGCTTTTTTAATTTCTCTAGCAATATCATTAGCAAGTTCTTCTTGTAATGTGCCACGTTCAGCACACCATTGTGCTATTCTAGTATATTTAGATAAGCCTATCAGTTTCTCACTAGCAATAATACCAATGTATGCAACACCTTTTACAATCTGGTGATGATGTGAACACATGCTAGTAAGTTCACTTCTAACAACTAACATACCTTCGTATCTATCAATACTGTCATTAGGAAAAGCAGTTGCATTAGGCATAGGTTCATATCTACCAGCCATTAGTTCATTGATATACATCTTTGCTAAACGTCTACCTGTATCCATGCTGTTAGGATCGTTATCTATATCAATAACAAGTCCTTCCAATACAGATTCAAACTTAGGAGCCAACTCATCAATTAGTTTTTGCTGATCTCCTTCTTCTAAAAATTCTGATATGTTATCACCTGCCCAGAATCTTTTGCCTGCTTTCTGCAGTTTTTCTTTAATCTTCTTACTAGTTTCCATCTATTTATTCTCCGAGTTATAAGGACGAGGATGTCCGTTGTTTTTTATCTCCACCATTCTTCATAGGGAAATACTATCCATCTTTCTTGATCAGGTAGAACCGGATTTGCAGTATATTCTACCTTGCTAAACTTACTTGACTCCTTATCAAATAGTGTAGCATAAGATATCTCTTGATTGAAAAAGTCTAATGAATCGACTACTTCATTGATACCTATTAATGTCTTACCAGAATCATTAATATCATCTACAATTAATATCTTTTTGTCTTTATATTTAGACAAAATGTGTTGCAAGGTCTCGGAATCTTCGATTGCTCCGTCCCTTGTTTGCCAACGAAATGCTTCAAATGGCACTTCAAAATAATGACTCAGCATTACACCAAAAGGATATGCACCCCTACCAGGGCCTATTATTACATCAGGCTTAAAGTTATCATGTGCCATGTCTCTAACAATTACACGACAGTCTGATATCATATCGCCATAAGAGTAATATAGTTTATCCATATCTATAGTATATCTCCTATTAGTAGTTTTGTCAAGTTATTTCTTCTGGCTTTGTTGAAATGCAATCTCATCTTTAACAATGTCTTCTAAATCAAATTGTGATTCCCAACCAAACTCTTCCCATGCTCTCGCAACGTTGGCTGATGTCACATCTGCGTCACCTTCTCTTTTGGGACCTACTTCAGTATCAATTGTTAAATTTAATTGCTTTTCTACTTCTGCGATTACTTCTTTAATACTGCTACTATGTCCACCACCTACATTAAATATACCACCATCACCACCATCGAATAGATAGTTTAGTGCGGATATGTGTGCCGATGCAATATCAGACACATGAGTATAGTCTCTTTCACAAGTTCCATCTTTAGTTTCATAGTCATCACCATTAATGGTAAAAGTTTCACCATTAAGTGCTTTATCGACTACTATAGGAACTAAGTGACTCTTAGGTTCTAATGTGTAACCTAGTCCTTCAGAACTACCTGCGGCGTTAAAGTATCTTAAACTAGCAAATGTTAAATCATATGCATTTGAAAAGTCTTTTAGGACTGTTTCAATCATTTGTTTACTTCTACCATATGGTGTTAAAGGATTAGTTGGATCTGTTTCAGAATTAACTACAAAATCGCTATTGCCATAAACAGAACTTGAACTACTAAAGACAAAATGTTTTACACCATTCTTTACACAATGCTTTAATAGTGCAACTGAATTTGCTACATTATTATAATATGTGTCTGCTGGATTACCGATACTAAGTGGCACACTATGGTCAGCGGCCAAATGTATAACAGCATCAGGTTTTGTTAATGCTATAACACCTTCAAGTTGATGGTTATCTATATCAAATGGATATTGATGCACACCTTCTTGTTGCCTTTTTACTCTGTCGATATTAATTACATTGTGACCTGAATCTACTAGAAATTTACATGTAACACTTCCTATATATCCACTGCCTCCTGTAACTAATATTGTTTTCTGCTTTTCGCTCATTATTGATTTCCTATTATTTCATACAATGCACCACCATTAAAGAAGTTTGCACCTAGTTCTGTTGCTAACTTATCAATATGTGATCCATCATTCTTGCCTAGTATTTGCCTTATCTTTGCCATAAGTTCATCTTTGTGTTCCAAGTAGGTATCGTAATCTTCCGTCCATTCACTTGGATACTTAAATTCTGAATCATACATTTCTGTATAACTCAATCTATCTGGAACAAGTGGAGAAGCACCAACTAGTGCTCCTTCATAACAACTAATGCCTAATGTTTCTTGTTGATTAGCACTAAACACTATTTTGCTGTTAGCAAGTAATGAATGATATGCATCTTTAGTTAATTGCCTTTCTTGTGCAATAACAAATTCAACATCATCCATACTGTCAGATAGATCTTTAAAAATATCAACTTGCTTTTCTGGAGCAAGTCTATGTGGAAATAATACCATATCGTATTTGTTTGCTTGGCTACCTGAAAATTCATCGAGTGTATTCACCATGTATTCCATTGGCCAGCCTACTCTGTGTATCTTACTAACATCTACGTCTGCAAAAGATTGTAAGAACAGATCAATATGGAAGTCTGTTGCAAAAAAGTTATGATCAAATACACCAAACATACTTTTTTCAGCATCTCTTACCCAAGGTTTATCTCCGATAAGTCTGCCTAAGAAGTCTGCTGGGTCATAACTACCTGCATGCCACATTCCACCTATTTTTATATTCACACCTAGCAATTCAGCCATATACTTTAATTGTATAACAGTAGGATTCCATGCATCAGTGTATAAGAAATAGTCACCATCGTTTACTTTACCTTCAGCAAACATTAAACTAATCTTCTTGAGTTGTTCACTCTTCCAATAGTTTGTGCCACTGAAGTTTAAGAAAGCACCAGGAGTAGTATCCTGTGGAGCATCATCAGGTCCAGAGATAACTTCTACATCTAATCCAGCAGATTGCATTTGCCTAGGCAAATGTTGTTTCCACTGAGCGGTGTATCTAGTTTCTACAGGCTCTAATTCTACGATATAGACTTTCATATTACAATTATACTATTTCTTTTTCTTTTTGTCAACACCTAAATCTCCGTAGTCAACTACATGAGTTATAGGATCATCGAGGGTTTGTGCAAAGTCAGACATTTTTTCTGCTTCTTCTTTGCTAACCTTCTTTGGTTGTGTTGATGTGTTAGAACTCTCAGTCATTACATTGAGTTCTTTCTGTCTTGAATTTCTTGCCTACGAACTTTACATAGTTTAGAAATTTCCATTAGTGCCTTTCTTGCTCTGGCGGCACTTGCCTTTACGCATTTAACTTCGAAGTTATCTTGCTCTTGAACATATTCTTCCATTAATGCTTTAAGTTTTAAATGTGTTTCCATTTTATTTCTCCTTTATTTAAGACTTTCGAATACATCATCTATTGCTTCTGTATCCTCAAAATTTGGACCATCATCTAATTCATTTAGAGGATACTCCATTTCGCAACCGTTTTCATTATCTTCGGCTACTGAAACCTTTATCCATCTACCAGGATATTGATCTCTGATAGTGTATGCTAAGTCATCTGCAATCATCTCGCATGACTTGTTGTTAAGTTGGATTACATCATCATTGTAAAGTCTTTCCAACCAACGTTTAAACTGTATAAACTCTATGTCCCTATCATCATGGAACACTTCAATCCACACCTTAAAGTGAAAGATGTGTCTGTGTTTGTATCCTAAGAAACTAACATCATCCCAGTCGCCTGTTGCTAACTTAGGATCTGTATCAGCACCTGGATAAAAATGAATACCTTCTTTACTAAATGTTACCCAAATACTTCTCATGATCCAAACCCCAATTGACCCTTAATCCAATCATTAAGGTCTTGTTCTGTTTTAACTTCTACTTCCATTATGCCTCCGTTAGTTTATCTAAGTGATTTATATCATGCTCACCTAGTATTTCTACATTATAATTGCCTTCAGGTGTTCTGTCAACTGTAAAAGGTAAATCATATCCTTTACTTTCTAATGTGTCTACTTTAGCACAGAACTCGTTAAATTCGCTTGTTGTTAATGTTGCTATCACGACCAACCTCCATCAATTGTTTCCATTACCTCATTCATATGACTTAGCATTTGTGTAATAGGTTCGTCATAGTCACCTATTTCATAGTCAACACTATCTTGTTCTTTAAACATAGCCTTTACTATTTCTGCATTCTCGATTATGCCTTCGAGTTCTTGTTTCATTTCATCTGATATTGCCATTATGCCTCCTTGTTTGGATTCCAAATAGTTAGATTTTTTGTTTTAAGTCTATTAGCAACAATTTTATATCTGGACTGCTCTTCCTTCCATTCCTTTAACCATTTATGGCCATCTCTTTCTGCATCTACAAAAATAGCATTTGTAAAAGCCAAAGGAATTAAGATTGCACAATGTATCATAATACTTGCAACAGTATTATATCCAAACCACCCTAAATAGTTTGCCGCCAAAAATCCAAAAAATACACTCCACATTACAAACAATACTAACATAAAATATGTTTGTAAACTTGGATCTGGTATATATTTT